CCATGCCTTGTATAACCGAAAGTTGTGTAAGCTCAGCTGATAGTAAAATACCTAAAAGATTATTAAAAAATTCTACATCTTAGCAATTGAGGTCAAAAATAGAAATGAAATATTACATAACTGGAACACGCAGAGGCTTAGGGAAACATCTAAATCAAAAACTAAAGGTTCTGAGACATGAACAAGTTCAAGACATTTCGCAATGCGATGTTTTCTTGAATGTAAAGCATGATGGATTTCAACAAGTGAGAACGCTGTACAAAGCAGCCGAAATAGGCGTTAAAAGAATCGTCAGTATCGGAAGCAATAGCAGCGACGGAATTAAATCCTATATTCATCCTTACGCAATTGAAAAGGCCGCACTTGACAAAGCAAATGAACAGTTGTTTCATAATGGAGTAAATACCACTGTGTTGAGATTTGGATACATGGATACCGAAAGAGTGGCACACATAAATGAACCAAAGATGAGCGTGGATTATTGTTCAGATATTGTAATTTGGGTATTGGAACAGCCATATCGTCTCAAGGAACTTACAATTACACCATGACATATTTTCAAGAATTAAACAATCTAACTGTGTATTATAATTTATTAGACGAATTGTCTAAACTGGATTCGGTTTGGCAAGGAAATCAAATATGTATTAATTCTGTTCGTGGTCATGAAAAAAATACCAGTTTGGGCGCGGGCAGTTTGTATTATGACTGGGATAATTCTTATTCATACAAAGATCAACATGGAAACGAAAAATTGCATGTTCCGCCGTATGAAAATCCTTTAGATGAAAATGACTTTGGTATTGTATGCGATCAATTTAAAGGCACTGTTTTTCAAGATATATACAACGAATTAAATGAAATATATGTGTTGGGCAGACTGAGATTAATGAGGTCAAAACCAAAAACTTGTTTGAGTTGGCATACCGATCAAAGTCCACGATTGCATTATCCAGTGAAAACCCAGGAGGGTTGTTATATGGTAATTAATGATCAAGTAAAATACCTTGAACAGAACAAATGGTATTATACAGAGACTACAAAACCTCATACCGCATTTAATGCCAGCAAGGAAGATAGGATACATCTTGTTGGTGTAATATTAGAAGATCGGAGAACACAATGAAAAAACATGATTTACCAACAACGGCTGATTTAGGACTTGATATCGATCTTGATAAATTGAGAACTGAAACAGACAAACTGTCACTAAAGTATGTCGATGTTAAGACTGCAAATCCTATGTTGTGTGATAATCACATGGAATTGGTAGGCAGTGTTTATGACAACTTTGAACAAATCAATCTCACAGAACCGAGTGAAATTCTTCCATATGAAGCCAGTATAAAAGAACGGCTTCGACGTCGAGAAGAGCATCTGTACAATGTGCCAACTGATGATTACATTGGCAGTTATTTTCAAGAAATAATTACACAATTGAAAGCGCCAGCTAGTCGTATTCGAATCACAAAATTGGCACCTGGAAAAATAATTCCGTGGCATGTTGATTACGATGTTAGTTATGCTGTCAGATGCATTGTTCCAGTATACGGAGGAGACAATGTGGTAAACCTGTTTAAAAGAAACAAGAAACTGGAAGCTTACAATCTCAAAGATGGAACGGCAAATTTCCTCAACATTGGTTATCCTCATGCTGTGGTCAACATGGGAGAAGAATCCAGGATTGCACTGATGTTTAGTTTGGATGGAACAGATGACCTTGCAAGTTTATGATTTCAATGATACAGAGTTGGCTGAACTCGTGGATACAATACAAAAACAAGGACTGAGTATTCATCATGAACAACAATTTGACGAAAGAAAAATAATTGAGTTCTTTAAACGTATTGGAGAATGCGAAGCGCCAGGTTTGTTTATGAATCCAGAACAATATCCTGAGATTTTTTTAGTATCTGATCAAAAAGATCAGTCTGGAAACAAAATTGGAATGTTTGGCGGTGGTGAATTGGGATGGCATTCAAATGGAAACAGTCGTCATCTCATTGATAAAATTCTTATTGGTCTCTATTGCATAAAAGGAGATCCCAACACCACGCTGAGTGTGTGTAATACCAGTGATCCTTTTTATAATTTACCCTTTGAACAGCAGGAATATTGGAAATCTATTAAAATAAGATTGAAGTTTCAAAATGATACAATGTATCATCTTGAAGACGACGACCCTGAGTTGGAATTTATGAGTCAAAACAAAGGAAGTATACGAAATTTAGTTGGAAGACATCCCCATACCGGCAGGCATTACTTTTATTTTCCTTACCATTTTATTGTAAAAGCTTGGCAAGGAAAAAAACAAATTGATCATCAAGATATGATAGAACAATTAAAGCCTATTATTTTCAAGAGTAAATATCAAAATCATCATGTATTTCAACAAGGTGACCTCTTGTTGATGGATCAATTCACTACACTACACAGAAGAACACCGGTAATGGGAGATAGACTGCTCTGGAGATTAGCAAGTGATTATACTAATGTTTGCTATTGAATTTGTTCCCATTTAAAGCCTATGCGCACTTTGTTATCTGTTCCGGGCCGATATTTCCCCCATTTCTTTATACTTTGTTGTTTCCATTCTTTTGAATATGATGCATCGTGGACTATATTAAAAATATAAAGATCAGGGTGCATTTGCCAGGGTTTAAATTTATCTAAAAAAAGATAGTCGCCGCCGTATTCGCCGCCGTGCGCAAGCTCTGCATAACCTTTACCCTGGTCCCAAAATAGGTTTTTAGTGCATATATAAGTATTAAATGCACATTTAAATGCGCTATTTTTATCTTTTTCGTCTTGTTGCCAGGTATAATTGTATATTTTATCTAATGTTTTTGCTAATTTTGTGTGCGGCAACGATGAAAAATGATACATTTTATCTGGATCCAAACTGTGATTTCTTAAGAAATAAAGAGATTGCGGCGCAACTACTCGATCCAGGTCAATATTCAAATTCCATTCGGTTTTTGTTTCTTGCATTAAAAGATTACGGGCCCCGTTGCAGTTCCAGCCTATGTCCTCAGTAACACGGAAAAAAGACCAATCTTCGGGTACCTCACTTTTAGGTAATGGAATTTCTTGAGATCCGTCGTCAATTATTGTGAAGTGAAACTTCTTGATATCTAAACATTTGTAATAATCTCGGACCCATTTGAATAAATCTAAATTATTATAATAGTTATAGTTAATTGTTATCATAAAATACCTCATGCAAGTAAGATATGTTTCCTTTATAAAATATACTTTGCCAATTATTTTTATACATAAGTTCTATTTTTTTTGGATGAACATACCAATCTTGGAATAAATCTGTTCTGTCTTTTTTAATTCGGTTAAAAAATCTTGGTCCTTTGTCCCTTGACCAAATTATCAATTTAAAATTCTCCAAGTTATTGAGTGTATATTTTAATTCTAAAAAATTATCTGTTTTATTTAGTGTATTAATATCTTGTGTTCTATAATTTCTAAATACATAGTAGCGGCTAAAAACTCGCACAACATTTTGTGAACAAATTTGCGATCCTGATACCAAAACTGGATCATTGTTATTCATTACAAAATTAAAATTATACATTTTGTTTAAATGTAGTCTGCCAGGGCTGTAATTTTCACCCAATCTGTCACTTCCTGAGTTTGCATCTGTATATAGCTGTTGAAATAAATCGCCAAAGTCTCCTTGCTGTTTAATGCCGTTTAAAATATATGGTTTTATTTTTAAATTTTTCATTTTTGGATCCATAATAAAAATTATAGACTAGTTTATATTGAAGAGACTGGACGACAATACTAAATCGTTTAATTTCTTCCACGAATAATTTTTTAGATGATAAGATATTTGTAGAAAATATCTTTCTATTCCTTTGTCTTTTACAAAATGTGGAATTTTAGCATGTGGTATAGACGGACACTTATATGTGTGAGAATGTACTATATTATGTTCATTTTCTGTATCTTTTAAAAAATGTATAGTATGATTTTTAGGAACAATTGGAAAAAGTAACACAAAGTCTCTTGTCTTGTCGATATGGGGCTCTAGCCAAGCATCTTTTGATTTATGTGTTAACCAATATGTAGGCGGTTTTTTCCACTCTTGATGATCGTGAAATCTGTCCATGAATTCTCGTATTTCTTTTTGTTTATAAGTTACTTGATAACAACTTATTCCTCGCCAAGGATCATTTGTATCTTGTTCATAAGGATAATTTTTCTTTAAACTTCCAAGGTCAATCAAATCAGACAACCAGGGTAATTCAATTACATATTCATTCATAAGAACATTTTCCTAGATTTATAATGATTTACTACATCATTAAAAGTCCAATTGACATCACCAAAATTCACACGGAAAGAAAGCATTTTCCTTTCTCTTCTTTCTGGAACAGCATGAGGATGTTTTGTATTTAAAAAAGTAGGGCATCTGTATGTATGTCGGAACACTTCTTTGTAATGATACGGCACTTCATCTTCATATGGACGATGATAAAAATCAGTATCCTGTCTTTCCATGCCGTGCTCACATCTGTCAACATAAACAATATCATAATCCAGTGGCCAAATAGGATAAATCAATACAACATTCCTGCCAGGAGCGTTGTCAATATGCGGGCGCATCCATTTGCCTTGTTCTTTTACTGTGAGATATGCTGTTATGTCGGTTCCTTGGTCAACATATGTTCTATCAATTCTGTCAATTGCTGATTGAATTCTGCTGTCGCCATTTGTGCGCCACCAAGTCTGGCCATCCCAGTTTCTTTGATCATTGGACAATAGTTCGCCTCTCAAATCCCACAGTTCTTCACGAGGGGGCATCCAATCAATAAATTCTGGCGCCTCGATAATATATTCATTTGCTATTAAATTCTTGATCATAAATCACATAATCCTTGTATTTTTCAATTGATTTGTCTAGTAATGCATGATGCTTTTCAATATCAAGCAAACCAGAAATTATTATTTGGCACCTGTTATACATAGGGAATCCTTGATCAGCGCCATGCTCCCAAACGCTGCCATCATAAACAAAGGTGTTTGTCTCAGGAGGCAACACTGGATATACTTTGGTAGCTTCTGAGTCTTTTGTGAGGTAAAATACTTCATGTTCAGGATCTGTAACATGACTCCATCTGATACGATAGCAACTGGGCGACTGAGGGATCATATAGGGTGTAGCATTAAGTGGTTCATCATAATGTGCAACTGTTGGACCCGGGGGCGCAACAAAACTTATTTGTCGAATACTTTTGTACGGAAGAGATTCGACAAATTCTTTGACGTGCGGCATTTCTTTTTCGACCCAACCAAACCACTCGCCGTTGCCCTCTGGTTCTCTAAAGTAGTTTTCCTTTAAGAAGAGAACTTCTCCGGCACCGTGGCCACATCCAAAGGTTGTTCCAGGGTATTCTTTTAACAGTGCTTCGCTTGTTCTCAAATCATATACTTGTTGAGTATCAACTTCCAGGAAAGGCATGTCAATAGGAGTATAAACAATTCCTTTATAACCCAAATATTCGTTGTTGATTTGCAACATATCATATGTTGGCCTGTCACCTGGAGGATCTAGATTTGAATATTTTCTTTTACTAACATCAACACAGTGCTTTTCTATTCTATATCTCAATGTCAAGAATCAGTCTCCTTCCAGCAAAAATATCACAATCAAGAAGTTTTTCTCTTACATGATATTTAGAACGATATTTATCTAGGTCCCGAGTGATTGTATTCAATATCAATCTGTTATCCCAGTGTTTTTGGTCATGCCATGGTTCCTGGATGATTGCATTTTTAGCATCGTAAAAATCAACAACCCATTCAAAGAAATCAAAATGGTCTTGTCTGTACAACAATACTCCACTAAAAATTACAGTATCAACTGGAAAATCTACTAAAAATGTTTCTGTGTATTCCCAACTGGCACATCTAAATTCAATATTATTGTAATCTTTCCAATTTTTTTCTGCTATGCTAATAGGTTCCGTCGATGTGTCGAACCCCATGTAATTAAAATTATGGTCAAGCCATTTAAGAACAGGACCATGTCTGCATCCAATGTCCACAATTCCTTTTGATTGTTTTTGAGAAATTAACTCGGCTTGGTATTTAAATATTGGCTCGGCTTGTTTAGTGTCTAAATACCACATGTCTTGGAAATCATAATCCTGCTTTAAAGGAACCTTTTGTGTAAAGTCTTCTTCGACTGCGGTGCGTATTTCGGGCCAAGGAATTGTTTGTTTTACCATATCCATATTATAAACGAATATCTCGTTCCTTCTGTAACTTCTTGAACTTTGTGAGGGTATAAAAAATTTGATGGAAAAATTAAACCGTTGCCAGCTGCTGGCTTGATTTCATTTTGTTCCCAGAATAGTAAATTTCCGCCTTTGTAATTATCATTTAACATTACCAAAAGGCTTAGAAGAGGTATTCCCCTTCTCGATCCGTCAAATTGATTTCTTACATGATCGCAATGGGTTTCCATTCCTGTTCCTTTTGGATACTTAATATAATGTGCTTGGCTGTTGCCTGTCCAATAAGAAAACCAAGTAAAATCGTGTAAAAATTCTTTAATATATTGATCAGTTGCTTCTTTTACTTTTGATTGTATTTTTTGAGAAATCCAGTGGCTTTCTGGCAATCTACAGTCGTAATAAGGTATAGCAGGGTTTTCTTTTACACAAATATTATCTTTTGGACTGTTATAAGGATATTCTCTCCAAACATTCTTTCTTTCTAGCTCAGAAATTATACTTTGACATTCCTTGTAACTTAAAAAATTAATATTTTGAACATATGATGATAAATTTAAATTCATTATTGTAACCTATAGTTTTCTAATAAAGGAGTAATACATACTCTTGCACAATCATCTTTCCTGCGCAAAGCAGAATAATATTCATCTGTTGTAGTGCAGATAAAATAAGTATCACTAGGAGTAAAATTATATTTTTTGGATATTTTCTTTTGTTGGGACACATAACGCTTGTACATTGAGTCTATTTCAAAATTTGACATTATAGCATCCATTATAGGCGCTGTTGAATAGTTAAAACATTCGACTTTTTTTAAAGGATGCAAAGTGGGATGTGGTTTTTTGGTATATACAATTCCGCACCGTTGTCCTACAAGCCCCCATCCTTTGCTAAAACTAAAAATAACTTGTTCTGTATTATTTGGCAAATTTATTTTTTTTATAGGAGTAGCCCCTATATACGCACAATCTAATATAACAGGATTTTGTATATTGCTAAAGTCTTCGAAATTACCGTTATAGCATTGTGGATTACTTATGTATAACACATCGGTCGAGTTTAGAACAGTTACTTCGGATCCGTTTTTGGATAACATTTGCGGATATTGATAATCGCCTTTGTAATACTGCCATGGTCTTGAGTCTGTCAGTCTCCAATGATTTATAGCTTCGGTGGCACCAGAAGTTATATAGGCAAATTTAAAATTTTCTAAATTAATTATCTGAGATACCCATTGGCGATGCTTATCTATTACTTTTTTAAGATCTAGTGTTGCTCGGCCGGTGCCTCTTTGATAATATCGTAAATCTAAATTGCTTAAGATTTTCTCTACATCTTTGGATAGAGGTGACTGTACCCATTTATTATTTGTTAGTAAAGAGTTTTTCTGCAATCCAACCTCCTGTGTCCCACTTGTGCAATCTTACCTTTTTGAAGTTTTTGTGATGTTCTCTATGAAATCCTTCTCCGGCAATAAAAAGGTTAAGCCAAGGAACATTAGATCCGCCTTTATCTTTGTGTCCAACAGTGTTTAGTAATCCAAATCCAATCTTGGCAAATACAAATGGAATTGCTGCGTATGCAAGCCAAAAATACGGACTTATAAGAAAACTTACAACATGATGAACAATTAAAATTTTGAAATAATGCTTGTGAAAAAACACCAGTCTGGGATTTTTATATAAATCTTTAGCATAACGACTCGGAATGCTTGGAATATCCCAAGTTGTCAGCAAAACTTTCCAAAAACCCACATGATTAGGGCTGTGTGGGTCGTCTTTACTATCTGAATGACGGTGGTGCATTCTGTGACTGGCAATCCAGCCAATTGGCGTTCTAATATATGCTACAGAAAGCATCCATAGTCCTATCCATTCGAACCAAACTGGAACATCAAACTGTTTATGACAATAATATCTATGTAGAAGTATACTAGCACCGAAATGGGATATTATCTGACTCCATACAATGCCGGCAATAATTGTATAAAGGAACATAAATTCCATCTTTAAACCCCTTGTTATATAAGCTTGTGTTATTTAACTTATTATATTGATAATTAGAGCAGATGTGGTTATTATTTTAACACTTTTATTTTGTATTAAATAATAAAATGTCTACTTTTAGACGTAAAGTGGAATATACTTTGTTGCGCCGTTAACACTAACTTCAAGCCAACTGTCAACTGAGCTTGTATTTGCTGGCGTATTTCCTACTTCGCCGACTACGTCAATATTTCCAACAATCAGACTACCAGTAGTAGCATCTATAATAATAGATGAATCGTCTGATGCTAGTGTTCCTTTAAATGCCGATGCAAACACATCTCCAGTAAATACAGCATTGCCGTTTACATCTAGTGCCTCCGCTGGATCTTTGCCTATTCCTAACTTCCGGTCACTCCAAACAAGACGATTTAAATCTTGAGAAAAATTTCCTGAACTACTGTGAACAAACTCGAGTTTTTCCTTTGTTGCAGTAATTGTTGCTGATGTCAAAAATCCAACGGTGTCTAACTTTTCAAAAAATATTCTACCATAAATTGTAGTATCGTCGGTAATTTCGGAGGACGATTCTCGTCTCAAACCTAAAAATGCTGTAGATTCGTTACTGTTTAGTCTAGCGCCTCCAGTATTACTGATACTTAGAGTATTGTTTCCTGTAAGACTATTTGAATTAACTTCTTCGGCAATTACTTTTAAATTTATGCTATCTACTATTAGTGTACTGTCGTCGCCAAAAACTGAACCTGAAATATCACCTATAAAGTCGCCCCTGAATGTATTAGTAGAAGTGTCTAACATAATATTGCTGTCATCGCCGATAATGCGATCAATCTTTTGTGAAACAAAATGTACGCCATCGAATATTAAAGTATCACCTGGATCAGGTGTAAAGTCATTAAATGGCTTAAATACTTCAGGCAAATCAAATATTGAATTTGTTGAAAGATCTAAATTAGTAAGGCCACTTCCGTCACCTACAAAATTACCAAAAAATGTTTGTGTGTTAGTATTAACTATTATCGTAGAATCGTCGGCAGTGATATTGATTCTGTAATTAGAACCTTCTAAATGCCCCTGTAACCTGTAATCCGCCTTGTGTAACGCCATCGCCTATATACAGTATTTTTGTATCTGTGGTATATATTAATTCGCCTTCAAGCGGTGTAATCAGTTGACGTTCTGCGTCTGTTCCACGTCTTAAACGTAATGCCATTCTTATAACTCCTGGAATCTTAAGTTACAAGTATTTATCTTTTTTCTAGGATTGAATTTATTTACGTTTCTTCATAAAACGTTTTGTTCGCGTTTCTATGTCTTTACGAACCTTTGCAGTGTTGAGATTAAAATCGACAGTGTCGATTACATCGTCGTATTCTTCAAAAAAATCCGCCAGCGATTCTTCAACTGACTCTAAGTTAGTTTGGGTAATTATTTTGTTATTAACTTCGATTACCCAAACTTTTCCGTCTGCAAATTGAACATTGATACTTTTAATATACTGTATCGGAATTGCTTTGATTTCAATATCTGAAAATATTTCGGGCCAATGATCTACTACTTCAGGAGGTAACTTAGTATTCTTTTTAGGCACTCTCTTCTGCTTTTTTCTTTGTAGACTTTTTAGTAGGAGAAAGTTGCTCTGCTTCTTCTCTAAGACGCTTGGCTTCTTTGAACATAGTATCTGCTTGACTACGTAGTTGTGATGCCAGTGCGTCGTCTGAAAGTGGTTCATTTTGTGCCGAAACCGGAGCAGCAGGAGCAGTGTCAGTTGCAGTAGTCTCTGCAACAGCTTCTGCTGCAGGTGCACCTGTGTTAGGCGGCGTTGCTAGATCTTCAACAGTAACACCCTGCTGTTGAGCAATCATTTCGTTCAGCTCGTTCAACATAATACTGGTATTACGGTTTGGCATCATCTCAACAGTGTTAGATGGTACTTTTACCATTTTACCTGTTCTGTGAAAGTGTGCTAGCATATTTCTACCGTCTGGTAGTGTAGTGCGTGACATTACCTGCGAGAGATCGTTTGCATCTTGTCCTGCGTTTGATTCTACCATTTTGATCAATGTATCATGCTCATCGGCATTCAAATTTTCAGTGGTAATTACAATACAGTTTTCCGGTTCTCCCGGAACAGCTCTAAATGCTACAACAATCCTACGTTGATTGTTAGCCATTCTGCCGACATGCTTTAAATTAGTCATATTAACCTTCCTTTGTTTTTTCTTGCTGTTGTGAAACTGCTTCCAAAAACTGTTCTAGTTTAGTATATACCTGTCCTACTGTGATCATTTCGTTGGGCCTAAATGCACCGCGTGTACTAGCCACGTCGATTATGCTCTTTAGAGCCTGTAAATCCTGCACAGTGAGATCAGGTCCTTGTGCTTCAGCTTCTGGTTGAGGTGCTGCTACAGGTGTTTCTGTTTTACCAGTGTTTTCTTCGCTCATGTTTACTCCTATTATATAGTATATATGCGTAGTTTATTTATTTGTACTTTAAATGTGGACATGCCAACATGAAATATGAAAGTTCTTTCGGATCTTCAAATCCAATTTTAACATTGTATGCCATTTTGTTATTGTTGTCTAGCACAACGTTTTTGCCAAGATAGAATCTGCTTTTAAGGTTAAAATTTACTCTCCTCGTAGTGGACAGTCATACCAAACGGACCTTCGAGGTTCTTGTCGTGGTTACTGTGAATAAGGAAAATAGTATCACAGTAGTCTGGGTCAGGAAAGATTCTAATCATACTTTTATAATAACTTCTTTGCTGTAGATGTCAATAGATAAATAACAGTGCGATTCGCGATGCAGCAACATCCAATCGCTCTACAACTAATAGGAGTTATAGCTATGAATATTTATTCATTCGAAAATGTACAACAATATCTTTCTGAGTTAAACATGAAAGATGTTTATTTTGCAAAAAGAAAATGGTATATCGAAACATATCACGAATCTGAATATGATAAAATTATAAATTTTACAAAAAATTTAAAATGTAAATCTTTTACCGAACAATTGTATTGCTTCTGTAATAACATTTCATCTCGTCCGCAATGCAGCATGTGTAACAGTGCAGTTAGCTATAGCTCAAGAACCGCTCAGTATCACAGGTATTGTTCCCAATCTTGTTCTCTTAAAGATAGCAAGAATCTAATCGGTGTTGAAAATGCCAGTCAGCTCGAGTCGGTTAAACAGAAAAAGAGAGACAAATCTTTAACAAAATACGGAGTTGATAATGTTTCAAAATCTGTTTCTGTAAAACAAAAAATCGGTACAAAAGCGTCGGAAAGATGGAAAAAATATCATCAAAATAAAGATTATTCGCAGAATATGTCTTTGAATCAATATAACCATAGGGTACAACAGTATTCAAACACACAGTATAACCGACATAAACATATCATAGATCCTGACAATAAAAGAGGCAAAGATTGGCATCTAGACCATATTTATAGTGTATCACAAGGATATCTTAATAATGTTCCTGTAAATGTTATCGGAGACATAACAAATCTGCGTATAATTCCTGCAGTTGACAATATAAGAAAAGGACTCAAGTGCGATAAAACACTTGAGTCCTTGTATGAAGACTACAAAGTCTGTAAACATGATGAACTTCTTAGGAACAATATCGTTCTCTTTCATGTAATCCCAGTTGCACATAAAGGCAGTGCCGCCGCCGCCATGAATCTCATAGTCCATCAAGTCATCGCCGCCGTCCGCAGTAAACTCTTGCTCGTTATAGACTTTAGTATCAAAGCACCACACAGTGATCTTATAGTCTTGATATTCGTCCATAATGCCTTTGATCTCCGAAAGGAAGTCACGAGCTTGTTCGTTACCGATAGAACCTGACATATCCAGTGCTACACAAACGTCAATTGTATCCTGGAAGTTCATACCAGGCAACACTGCACCACTTTGCCAGCCTTTGCGGTTAGGACTCTGGAAAGTAAAGTCACTACGGATAGTGCTCTGAATCTGCTGACGAAGCAGCTCACGCCAGTTCATCTTAGGCTCAGTAAGCTCTTTGATCATACGCTGAATGCCTGCGGGCACGTTACCAGCACCTGCTGTCTGTGCAGCATTGATCATTGCTTCTTTTACTTCGTCTTTAATCTGACGCAGTTCTTCTTTAGAGTAGGTTGGGCGACCTTCGCCTTTGCTGTCTCCGTCGCTGTCACCGTCGTCGTCGCCTTCTTCCCAGTCAAAGTGTTCGTCCAGCATCTCGCCAAGCTTGTCAAGAGCTTCTTCGCCGTTCTTCTTAGCTTCGTCGTAGAGATTGTCGTATACTTCTTCCGAGCTCCAACCGCGATATTTGAAGTCCTGAAAGCAGTCAACTACCTTAGGCTTAGTACCGATACGATCATCTACCAGCAGGTTGTTTACAATGTAATCTGCGGCAATGTTGTACAGTTTCGGATTGCGCTCTTCGCGACGTGTAAGGTGGTCGTATACACAGTGCAGAATCTCGTGTGCTACAACAAATTCAATCTCTTTATTGTTCATAGCATTGAAGAACTGAGTGTTGTAATACAGATGACGACCATCTGTAGCTGCTGTCATAAGCCACTCGTCAGCTTGTACAATCTTAAGACGTGTTGCAAGGTTACCAAAAAACGGATGACGTAGCAGCAGACCTACTCGAGCAGTAATAATACGATCCAGTACTTCTGCGTTCATTGCCTTAAGTTGATCTTCTGTGAGATCAGGATCTGGTTGCCAGTTCTTAAGCTTTGACTGTTTTGCCTTAGTAGACATGTGTATACCTCTTGTTGTGTGTCTATACAACTACTATAACATATTTACAGCAGTTGTCAAATTCAAATAGGAAAAGTGGGCGAAGTTGATCTCCGCCCACTTTATTCTCACCTATCAAGCGCCTTGTGCAGCTTTGATGTACTTGCCGTAACGATCGTGGAATTCGTCGAAGCATTCGACAGCGTCCGGATCAATTGGCAGCGAGTACTGTGTAAGTGCAAGCTTGATACCCATTACTACCATTTCAGTGTCGAAATTGTCCATTGAAAAGCGCAGGAAGTTATGGACTTTCTCGTCGAACTTCTTATCGTTGCTATCGCTAGACTCCTTCAACTCGTAGCAGAGCGAGACGGTCAAGGAATACATGGCACTGACTTCTTTAGTCTTCAGCTCTTTTACCTTACCTTCTAGAATATCTGTCGGGTTAGGCATATTGGCAGCAACTTTGCGGTGAGCCATAAACTTCACAGCAAGACCTTCACCAATTGCACCTGCAACTAGATCAGTAGTAGTGCCTTCGTCAATACCGTCGTCCAACAGTTCCGAAACAAACGTCCACGAACGCGGAGTTGCAAACGAACGGCTCGGGCTCTTAGAATCGAAGGTATAGATGTCTTGCTTGGCAAATTGCAGATAACCAACAACATCCTGGTGCACTTTGTTATCAACAGCCCAGCCAAACCAGTCATCAAAGCTAACTGCCATTTCAAGGTGTACAAAGCGGTTTGCCAACGGAGCAGGCATACGATATGTAACGCCTTTGTCAGCTTCACGGTTACCAGCAGCAACAATCATAACGTTGTCAGGCAAGCGATATTCGCCAACGCGACGGTTAAGAATCAGCTGATATGCAGCAGCTTGCACAGCAGGAGCAGCGGAGTTCATCTCATCAAGGAAAAGAACAACATTATCGTGCTGCGAAGCAAACTCTTCGTCCGGCAGTTCGCTAGGCTCACCCCAAACCATCTTGCCCTGAGTGCTATCAAAGTATGGAATACCTTTAATGTCAGTGGGTTCCCAAAGCGACAAACGAACGTCGATCATAGGAGCGTCAAAGCTGTCAGCAATCTGTGCGACAACATCGGACTTACCAATACCCGGGGGACCCCAAAGGAAAACCGGACGCTGCATCTTCATTGCGTGACGGAGGCTTGCTTTTGCCTTGTTCGGGCTAACAGTGCGTGTGTAGTCAGTCATAGTGTAGTATCCTTTCAGTGTGTGTTTCAGTGCCTACATATACAGTTATAAGGCCAGTACACTGATTGGTCAACCACTTTCTGCATCTTTTTTTGATCGAGTAAGTGCTTTTGTTAACCCATACTTGCGAAGGTCTCCAGAAAAAAGACTCAGTTCGACTGCTTTCTTTTCGTTCGTTACTGTGATGCTTCGATTGGTAAGGTAGTACGGACAGTCGATAAATTTGTCAAGGAACACTATGATCTGAGCAGTTATAGGCATTTCTCTTGGATAAGGTATGTCATAGGTTGCCAAACCAATTGACTTTACTACTTCGAATCCCTCTTCGGTTAATCTCAACCCGCCGTCGTCTTTGTTTCGAGTGTTCTGCCACCACAAGGGCAGATATTCTTTAACTGCGGCGTCGTTTGAAGTTTTGCCTAACTGTTTAAGGAATATTCTAGTGTAGGTTTCTTTCCAGTTCATTCTTCTATAGGCTCACCGTCTGTAAGCTTGTAGACTTTGAACTGGTCAGTTTTGAACATAGTGTTCAATTTTTTTGCTAGATTATGTGCATGTCCTGGATTTGAAAAGGAAACCTTTTTGTATTTCGGACCAGGATAATTTGTAAGTGCGTTTGCACTTTTTAAATTAAAAGGTTTCTCTTTGTAAAACACAGCCCAAATTGCTTCGGCTTCTAAAATCTGTTCTGATTTATAGGTTTTATTGTCAGTATGTTCTAAAATAACTGTTGGCTTTGGCCTGCTCATATGCGTAATCCTTAGTTAACTACGCATATATTTATCATCTTACTGCGAATCTATTTCCAATTAGTGTCTGCACCAATCTGAACTTCGATTACTTCGTCGTTGGAGTTTTTTGATTCTGCTACCAGCTTTTCCAAATCTCCTTCGAGTCTGCTCATTACAATACCCAAAGTGTACGCAAGATTCTTTGCTTGATTAATGTCAAGCTTTACTTCCTTGCTTCGACTGTTGTCTGCACCTTTTACGGTTTGTAAAAACTGTTGTATAGGAATAGTATTCAACGGTTCAGTTGCTGGCACGGGTTAACTCCTGCTTCATTTCAAATTCTGTTGTGTACGGTCCTTTTGTTTCATAGCGTTCAACTGTGATAAGCTTTGGACAAAAACTCTTTACCCAGCCCTTGTCAAAACGTACAATGTAATAGCCAGCACAATACAGACTCTTAGAGTGCTCTGACTTTGTAAACAGTGGTAGCTTGCGTTTTATGTCGTACATGCTGTTATATGGAGTAACGCTAGTTGGGAATCCGTATACTTCTTTTGGTACAGTTTCTTCTTTGATCTTTGCATCTTCGCCCCAGACGATAAACGGAAATCTTGTATCCAGTTCGCGCTTGTTATTAAAGAAGCAGGTTTCGGCACCATCTGTAAACATGTAGCGTTCATCGTCCCACGACAGTGTTCCGATTTTCGTTGTTTCGTCTTCTACAATCCAGAAACGATCTTGCAGTATTGGTTTTGCTTTTATAGTCATTTGGGGTACCTCGCTGATAGTGGTTCGGCAAACTGTGCAGCTTGATCTGCAATACGCTGCATATCCCACTTGGCACAGAATTTCATGAGCCTCATGCCCACTTGTGAAATGTTTTTTGGTTCTACAGAACAAACAGTAGTATCAATGATTTCTTTAACCCAATCAGGTTGTGCAGTTAGATCGCACAGTGTTACATTGCGATTGTAATCGTCTAACACACGATGTTCGACTTTATTATGATCTACCCAACGCTGAAGCATGAGATTGTTCCAGTTAAAGCCTTTTGTGCCTTTGTCTTCAAACGCTTCAACTAGTCCGACTTTGTTCTTTGTGCCTTTTGTTCTTACACCAGGATATGCCGAAAACACATTATCGCTGGTATCGCCGCGCATACACTTTTCAAACAGCATAAATGCAGGATCAGGAGCAGGCTTTGCTTTGCCTGTCTTTTTGTCAATTACAGGATCACCTTTGTCGTCAAAGTAGCCTTCGTGTGTAATAGTAGTGTTACTCACACCGTTGTACTGTTTGACATTGGGTGCAATCAACTGTGCAAAGTCGCCGTCTGTTGAGATAATGACGTGATTTGCACCTGGATGCTGTTGTACCCAGCCTGCAATCAAATCGTCTGCTTCTAGCTGCGGATGCCGCATCACAGTACAGTTGGTCTTTTCTGTAACAAAGTTTTTAAACTCGTCAAAGATCTCCCAAAAGACACGGTCCTCTTCTTCTTCGCGCGGAGTCATTGCAGCACGAGCTTCTTTTCTGTTACGCTTGTAGGGCTCGTAAAAGTCTTTACGCCACGATCGGCCTTCTAAGCAAAACACAACATGATCTGCACCAAAGTCTCTCCAGGCTTTCTTAATCGAACTCAGTGTGATATGCAGAGCCATGCCCACCTTGGTGTCAATGTCCCCGCGTACAACATGTCGTGCACGAAAGAAAGTGTTTGCTGTATCTACTAATATATATGTTTTCATAAGTTTATGTTATACTCTTTGCTTTGTTTGTCAAGAAGATTTTCAAGGTATAGGTTAAGTGTTTTAGCAATGAGTCTGTGGCCTTCTTTTGAAGGATGTAAACAGTCTGCTATATATTTTGATTTTTCAACTTTGAAATAGTCATGATTTATATACTGTTCTTCAGCAGGTATTGGTATATCTTTGCCGTATCTATTACTGATAATATCAAAAAGTGTATTTCTTAAAAAATCTGGGTTTACATAGTTTATAGATTCAAAAAATTCAGTGTCAAAAATTTTATTTGAATTTTGCAAAGGTTGAAATGCATTAACAAAGGCATGTGGTATTTTATAATATTTAAAGATTTGATGTAGACTAATCATAAACATTTCGCTTTGAAATTTAAGATTCTTTTCAGGCCATCTTTTTACTTTTTGATATTCATACTTATCTTTCTCTATATTATAGATTTCTTGTCTTTCTATGCCGCTCCAAGCTACAAGAAAAAAACAATCACTGTAAGAATGTTTTAATCTTTTGTAAGCTTCGTATGCTATGCGTTCGTTTGAGGAACCGCGCACTCCGTAATTTTCAGCTTCTGTAAAACAATTGTCAAGGTTTATTAACTGCGAAACAAAATTGATCTCTTTTCTATTTTCGCGTGAGTTCTCATATGGTTCTTTAATAAGACCTTCAACAAAGCTATCGCCAAAAGCTACTAATTTCATGATATTTCAGAACGTCCTTTGTCAATTGGTACTACATTAATATAGCCTGAACCGCGGTCTGTGTCAAGTCCTTCTTGATCAAGCATTTGATACACAATATCTCTAAACCAACGATCTACTATTTCTTCTTCAGGATCTGCTTCCAAGCCGTAACCTGCTTGACGTAATTGTTCTATAAAGTAGCTGTTCCAGTCAAGTTCAAAAAATCCGTTGCGAATATTGTCTTCGTTTACTTTAACGTCCAGCACATTGATCCAAGGTTCACCGTTAGCTGTTGCACGATCTTTGGGCGACATGCGAGCAAGTTCTTCTTCTTGTACTGCTTCTTGTGTTGATTCTTCTGCTTGTGCCTTCTGTTCTTGTAATGCAGCAATACGTTCTTCTTCTTGTTTGCGGCGAAGAGCAGCAGCTTCTGCTGCTTCTTCCATTTCGGTAATTCCTAATTTATCTTTTAACCATTTTTTCATAAATCTTTCCTTAATTTTTCAAATTGATCATCTGTATGTATGCCTTGGGAATACTTAGCGATCCGATCAAGTTCCCCAGGCATTTCAGCATATTCATGTTCCCCAGGCGTTGCCGAACAGGGAAATATGCATTCTGGGCGAGAATCTCCATCCTCTCGCCATACAAAGCTGCGCCACTTGTTTTTCGTTGAGCGTATACTCTTCCGATCTGCCACCCATTGGCATGATGTACACAGGACACGCCACACCTGCTGCACGATATGCTTCAACAGCCCGAGCAGCTTCGTCGACATCTGCGTGATCAGCACAAACAAATTTAAGATAAAGATCACTGCCGTCCACATCATAATATTGACGAGCAATATCGGGCCTAATAGCGTCCTCCCAAGATTCTCCACTAACGGAGAGCTTAGGACTGCAACTGAAGGTAACAGCAAGTCGCTCGTGGCCACTGATGTATTGGTAAAAATCTTCGTGAAGTTTTTGTGTAGTGTTTGTTTCAATTGTGACATTTTTTAAATCCTTCATACCTGGATGTTCAAACAGATCTACATACAGTCTCTGCCAGGCTAATAGAGGTTCGCCGCCTGTTAAAATAAGATGTATATCCTGTCCGTTGTCCTGTGTCCATTTACCTTCTGGCAACAAGCTTAACAGATGATCTACAACTTCGTCGACTGTTGCTAGTTTGTTAAAGTGTTTAAACTCAGGATAGATACTAGCATATGTATCACAACCTGTGTGAACAATTGGCAAATCTTCAAATTGTTCAGTAGTCTCATGTACACCTGCATCGAGCAGTGCCTTAACTTCGTCGTTGTATTTTATACCTTGTGCTTGTTTTTCTGCTCGACCGGGCTCGCCTTTATCTAAACCAAAATTCATACATCTGAAATTACATCCAAATGTGCGTAGAAATACACTAGGTACTCCTACAAACTTGCCTTCACCTTGTACTGAATAAAATGCTTCTGAATATCTTAAATGTTTCATCTTGGTGCAAACTCCTGTTGTAGTTTGATGTTGTCAAAAAACTCTTTCTTAGTGCTAGAGTCATTGCCAAATGCACCTTTCAGCACTGTGGTCTGTGTAAGGCTTGAATGTGCTTGTATGCCTCTGTTGGTGCAACAACCATGTTCTGCTTGTATATATACACCGACATCTTTTGATCCAGTAGCAGACATGATTTCTTTAGCAATGTCTGCAGCAAGTTCTTCCTGTAGTGTTCCGCGTCGAGCACACCACTGAGCAATGCGTGTATATTTACTAAGTCCGATCAGCTTGTCAGCAGCAATAATACCAATATAAGCAACACCTGTTACTGGCTGGTGATGATGACTACACATGCTTTTCAATTCCGATCTTACTACCAACATACCTTCGTATCCGTCTTTAGGATCGTTTGGAAATGCTGTTGCGTTGGGTATAGTTTCATAGCGACCCTGCATCAGTTCATTAAAATACATCTTAGCAAGACGACGAGCTGTACCTTGTGAATTAGGGTCTGTCTCTCTATCAATCAGCAGTGCGTCAAGCACAGTTTCAAACGCTTGTTCTGCTTCGTTGATCAGTTCTTGTTTGTCTGACTTTGTAATGTATTCTGCGACATTATCACCAGCCCAGAATCTTTTACCGTCCGCTTTCATTTCTTTGATAATTTTTTCGTGTAATTTATTTGTCAATTATTTTCTCCGAGTTATTTGGTCGAGGATGACCATAAAAAATGGTACAATGCATACAAACATTGTACCATATATTTAGATTTTTGTCAAGTATTTGAAAAATTTTCTTTATTTATTGGACCAACTTTGATCATAGTTTCCGAGTCATGATCGTCCGGAAAATGATCTTCTTCGAACCCGTCGCTTTTCCAAAATTTTGTGTTGAATTTCTCAGCAACACTT